TGTCCAGATCCTTGCCCATCATGATCTTGAGGGTCTTGCCAGCGTTGAACGAGGCATTGCCTTTCACATAGATCATCTTGTCGTTCATGGTGATGTCCCATGCGTTGCCAACGACCTTGTGGACCTCGCCGCCCTTGGGATGGACCTCGTTGAATGTGCCGGAGCAGTGATACCAATGAAGCCGCTCTGAGCCGGGCGTATCGTCATATTCAATCACATGTCCAGCGGGCGACTCATAGACATGGTTGAACGGATACTTGGCGGCATATGCCGAAACCGGCTCCGCCCAGTATCCCGCGATGGCTGTCTCGGTGGATACGCGGCTGTTGTTCTTCTTGTTTACGATGGTGTACTGGACATTCTCCCCGCGGGCGAGGCGGTTGGTGTCAGGCTCACCCATGCGTGAGACCATGGGATAGACACCCTCCGGATCGGCGAACCCACGGCTTGTGTCAATCACGGGATTCTGCGGCAACTGGTTGGGCTTGAGACCCGCGTCGTTCTTGGTCTTGTCCAGAACCGAGACGATCTCTTTCTCCCTCTGCTTTACCATGTTGGCGGCATAGTCGGCGAACGCACCGCCGAACCCATATCCGAACGGCATGTCCTCCGGAGACGGCAGGGGGATGGTGATGGTGTTGATGCCACCGATGGTCCCCATGACCACTGGCTCCTGTCCGTTCAAGCCATCGCGGAAGAACCCCACCACCCAGCAACCTTGTAGCAGCCCGTTGGGAGACCATCCCTTGCCGCTGACGAACGGGTTGTTCGCGGGCATGAGAACCGCAGCCCAAGGAAGGCTGTCCGTGGGGATCGCCGCCTTGTCATCCGTATGCCACCCAAGCACACGCACACGCACACGCCCGAGACGAAGAGGATCGTAGATGTCCTCAACGACTCCTTGCCACCACACGAACCCGTTCTTTCCCATGAAGTCCGGCTTCATAGGTTCATGATTATGGACGCTCATTGTTCTCCCAACTGAAGTTGTGCCTTCTTCTGGTCGGCCAGCGGCTCGGCGAACGAGTCCCGCGAGAGGGTCATCGTCATCTTGTGCTCACGATCGGTGATCACATGGCGTATCGCCGTGATGAGATAGAAGCCCTTTAGGTAATCGTCTTCCCACTTGTCAATCTTCTTATTGAACTCCTTCACAACGGGAGTGTATTTCACCACGCTGCCGACCTTGACGGTAGTGTCGCCCCATACTTCAACCACCATGTTCATGGAGTTCATCTGGTTCAGCAACGACTGCCTCTTCAGCACCGTCTCGTTAGGATCGTGGACGGTGATCCCTGTCTTCGTGGTGAACGAGGAGTTGGGATACATCTTCATGTGGGCGTACGGTGCCGTGGAGTAGTTGTTCTTGCCTCGCGGCATGATCGGATTCTTGTTCAACGCCATGTTGCTGTCAAACTGGTCGTCGTAACTAAAGGTATCAAGCGTCCATTTCTTGGTCGTGAGGTCGTGGGTATAGATGGACGATGCCAGCATTCCCAATGCCTGCTGCTTTGCCTTGTCCGAAAAGTCCTGTATCTTGGCGAAGATGACATTCCGCATCTCGGTCGCCAACATCCTCTCGGACTCCTTGTTTCGGAAGCCTTCGGGGTAATTGGTGTAGTGGTGATACCTGTTCGGCAACTTGCCCATCTCCTTGAGGTCGCTCAAGGAAGTGAAGTGAAATCCTTCGGAGTTTTCGTAGAACACGAAGTCGCACTTGCGGGTGTCCGTCTCGGATCTTGCCCTATGGCACAGCCAGTTGATGGCGTATAGGGGACTCCAATAAGGTATGACATATGACCGCAGGTCAAAGGTTGGAGTGAATGTCCGAAGCGGTATCTTCTCCTCGCGATTCCTGTATGCGTACAGCCCTGCGGTAGCCGCACCCAAGATCGTCCCACCGGGGACGGGACTGAGTATACCAGTCGCAGCACCGGATGTGATGGCGGAATACACATCCGAGTAGTCGGTGTTGTCGCTCGCAAGGTACTCCTCGTATATGCTGCGGATCATGTCGGCGACCGACATGTTGGTGTATGCCTTGGAGACCTTGGTCTGCATGCTCTTGATGCCCTGCTCGGACATGAACTCAATGGTAACCATGAGTGCCGATTCCTGAGCCGTCTCTATGTACTTGGACACCTTGAAGGTGCGGAAGTTCAGGGTCACCGGCTTGTGATCCTCCGCCCCATCCAAGTAGTTCGGTGTGAAATACGAGATGCGGAGGGTCTCTGCCCCGATGATGGGGAAGTTCTTCACCAGGTTCATCGAGTCAACGATGGTGATGGACCCCGTCATGTAGTTGGAGAAGATGTCCTCGTACAGGATGAAGTTCTGGAACAGACCCTTGAGGCTCATCTCAAAGCCGTTGTATGACTTCAGGGTGATATCATCAATGATGACATCACCGGGCTTCTCCATGGTTCTATCATTTGTCGTTCCCATTATGTCACCGTGTTATCCACGATTCTGCGGAACTCTCTCAACACCACATCAATCAAGTCGCTTCGCATCATCTTGATGCGTCTCTTGGACTCGTTTTGGTTCAGTTCGTACTGGGCGTTCGTGACCACGAAGACATTCATGGTCTCGTCAATCTCCGGCTTTCTGACCACCGGTGTCTCCGAGTTGCCGAGCACATATGACTCAATCACCGTACACCACCCGAAGTCACCCGAACAAGTATCGCAGTTTGACGGAGACTTGAGGTGGTCGCATGTGTTGGTCCATGGGGACACCTCCTCCCCGTCCTCGTTCTCAAAGTGATGTATCGCCATCTTGTTCTCGTCGGTAAGCCGTACGAGACACGCTTTGCCCTTGGTCCCGTCCTTGGTCGTGAACAGAATGTCATAAACCAGACTAGCGTCCGTAGTGCTGTTCGGTCGGATTGCCTGCTGCCCCTCCCATTGCTTTCGGAATGTCCCGCTGACGGGCATCACGACCAGTTTCATGAGAGTCGGGTTCCACTCTTCCACTGTTCCTGTGGCAAGGACGGTGGTTCCATCCGATACATCAATCTGGGTGATCGTGCTTCCGACCTCAAAGTACGGCTTCCTCTGGTCAAGCAGGGCGTTCACCTTCTCGCTGTCAAAGCGGATGCTCGGCACATCAATGAACAACGCCTTCCTTCCGTTCCCGTAGATCTTCTCAACCTGATCGTCCAACTGGTCGTTGCTGAGGGGCCAACTGAAGTAAGGATCAATGATCTCATTGAACATGAGGATGATCCAGTGATAGTCGGACCTCCCGTACACACGCTCCGCCAGCGTCTCAGGTCTCTCGCCGTCTTGTATGGTGTAGTCAAGGAAGGTGGACTGCGAATCCTTTGTCGCGTCCAGAATGCGTACGCGCGTGAGGATATTCTTGGCAATCGTTGCGTTGCCATCCTCTATGCGATACGGGGTCTTGGGAATGAAGTCAAAGTATCCCACCTATTCCACTCCTTATGGCGAGTTGATGGTTCCCGGTGCAATCTCAAACCTGTCCTGCGTGAGGAGTTCCAACTCGTCAAAGTCCACCGAGAGGACGATCTTGGTCGGAGGAGATCCCAGTTGGTCGTATTGGAAGGTGGAGAACACACCGTCTTCGCCGTACTTGACGGACACGCTCTTTGCCACACATCTCATGATTCTGGGCAGGTATTGGTTCTCCGTGCCGTCATAGTTGCAGAAACGAATCTTGAACTCGGCGGGATAATCCAAAAACCTGCCCGCTCCCTCGGACCTACGCGGGTGTGCGTAGTACTTGAAGGTGTGGATTATCTCGTAGGCATTCGCCAGATCCTCGCGGTTCTTCGGGTAGAAAGTCCATGAGAAGGAGAAACTGCGACGATCAACCGCCTTGAACATGTGGACGGTCATTGGGTTGACCACCTGTCGCTGCGTGGCTTCGGAGAACGCCTGTAGCGTGCCTTCCTCAACCCCGACCGCCTCAGCCACCTTGCCCACCACCTTGCCCAGATTGGCCATACCGATCTGCTTGCCCAACTCCGCAGCAAGTTCCATGTTGCCTTCCGCCATGGCTTTACCCAACTGAAGCGGACCCAAGGAAGACATATCCTTGCTCTCATATGTGAATCCATATTTGGACTCAATAGCCGACGGCAGGTAGAGATAGAGTCTCTTGCCAGTGAACTTGGTTCCTCCCGCAAGACCAGTCTGCTCCTCGGTATACGAGAACTCGCCGGTTCCCTTGCCGCGAAGATCACCTGCCATGAGGGGGGTGACACTAGCATTCAGTATCTGGCTTCCTGCACCGACAAGAGCGGTTCCAGCCGTTTGGAGTCCACCCAGAGCCATGTCCAGAGGATCCCTCTCCTGACCATCGCCTGCTGTCTTGTTGGATTCAACGCTGCCTACTACTTTGTCTCCCAACTCCTTGACCACGGTAGTCCGTCTCGTACCCAGCACCTTGGAGTCGTTCTCCCAAATGTCAATCTGCATGACCGTCTGGTACTCCGGATTGAGACCAAGATCGGATGGGTATTTGGAATAGGACGGACCGAGGTTTCGGCGATTCATCTCCCTGAGCCTAGCCTCAAAGTTTCCGAATGTGCCGCGAGAAAAATCCAACCGCTTGATCGGGTTGGTGAAGGAATCCATGTAACCAAGTATGTTTTGCTTGTTGAACATGTCTCACCTATTTAGTGGTTGCCTGTCCATAAATAGGCAGAGGTGTCGGATGGGCAAGCAGGGTCCATACAAGGGCAAGTACATGCCGCGAAAACCAGAGAAGTACCGAGGCGATCCCTCACTGTGCTTCTATCGGTCGCTGTGGGAGCGTCGGATGATGGTATTCTGTGACGAGAACGACTCCGTCATTGAGTGGTCATCCGAAGAGGTCATCATTCCTTATATCTCCCCTCTGGATGGGAGAAGGCACCGATACTTCGTTGATTTCTGGGTCCGACTTCGGAAGCCTGATGGGTCTGTTGAGGAGTGCCTCATTGAGGTCAAACCCAAGAAACAAACCGTCAAACCCGAGATGCCAACGACCAAAAAAGTCTCCAAGTCAAAGGTCTATGAAATCCGAAACTGGATGATCAACTCCGCCAAATGGAGTGCTGCCGAGGACTATTGTGAGAATCGCGGGTGGCGGTTCCGCATCCTGACCGAGGACAACATCTTCGGAGCCAAGAAATGAGCAAGAGAGAAGTCCAGCAGTCTCTGAACAGGCTGGCCAAGACCGGCTTTTCGCTTGATGATGATCTGGCCACCGACTGGTTGGCCACCAACCTGTCCAAGATCAAGACGGGTATGCGGCAGAGCACCTTCATTGACAACTCAAAGACGCTCGCCAAGAACAAGTCCATCAAGCCGGGGATCATGGCGTTCTTCGGCTACAACCCAAAGACAAAAGATGACCTGCCTTTTTGGGACGAGTTCCCCGTGGTCATCATCCTGTGTCCGAAGGGGGCTGGGTTTCTGGGCTTGAACCTGCACTACCTGCCCCCCGGTTCCAGATCCGGCTTCCTGAACCAGTTGCTCAAGTATGTGAACGACAAGAACTGGGCCACCAATCCCCGTGCCGATGCTTTCTTCAACATTACCTACGCTATGCTGAAATCAGACCCCAAGTTGACCCCCTACAGGAAGTGCATCAAGAGGTACTACTACTCCAACATCGTGTCCAAGGTCGCGTTCATCCCGCAGACCGAGTGGAAGGCTGTTCCCTTCTTCCCGTTGGACCGCTTCAAGGGCATGCCAAAGAAGGATATATGGCGGCTCGCCTAATAGATAGTAATACGGAAAATGGCACTCTACGACCCCACAAATAACATCCATTCATGGAAGAAGCCTCAGCCGAGTTATTCCTCGCAGTACGCCCCCTCCTTCCCTGACACGGTCTACGGCACGATGCGGACATCGGGCTTCGCTTCCCCGAACCGCTACCTTGTGTTCTTGCTGCCGAACATCAATGTGCGGCAAGACCTCGGAATGCGGTTCGTGGAGGATACCTCCCGTCTGGCCATCACCTGCAAGAACATTGCCATACCCGAGATGGCATGGAACACCGCCGAGGAGAACTTCCTGCACGGCGGACCCTCACGCCTGTTCCCCTATCGCAAGAACACCGCCAACACGGCGGGGTTCAAGTTGTCGTACCACTGCGGTGCGGACATGTTTGAGAAGGAGTTTTTTCACGACTGGATTCACTACATCCAGAATCCCACCACCAAGCAGTTCCGGTTCTATGATGACTACGCAAAGGACAGCGAGGCGGTGGTTCTCCTCCTACCCAAGTTCATCCAGAACTTTGACCAAGCCATAGATGCATACTACAAGGGTTTGCTGACGGGCTTCCGTTTCACCGAGATATACCCCTACTCGTTCACGGTGAACGGCGGAACCCTATCGTCCGATGCCGCGACATCGCCCATGAGTGTTGATGTTGGCTTGATGTTCAGGGATATAGTCCCCCTTGGCATAGATTTCAGCGGCAAGCCGGTCGTTCCTGAGATCACCGACACGGGTTTCCCCCGCATAGAGCGTTCCACCGACATGGCTAGGTCTTTTGACGATGCCAGACGGAACCTCCAGAGCAGCGTGGACGAGATGAACGGGATGACCCGCCTGTCCAACCGCAAGTTCAACCAGCAGGCACTTGAACGCCGCAACCAGTTCGCCCAATACCTCCAGAACCTTGACGATTACAAGAACGGGAAGTATCCCATCGTCGGCGACGGACTGCCGAAGGCGGACAACGGACTTCTTAACTACAACACCAACACCGGACTACAACTCGGCCTCCAGTTGCTCCAGCAGACGCAGGGCTTCTTCGGGGCAGGTTACTTCGGCAACGGCTTCTACCCATAACAGGAGATCATCATGTCACTTAGCAATGCGATCGCATCCCTTCCAAAGCATGAGGCAATCCTTCCCGCCTCCGGCATGCGAGTTGAATACCGCCCATTCATCGTCAAGGAGGAGAAGATCCTCCTTATGGCGGCGGAGACCCGCGACGAGGCAACCATCAACAATGCCGTGCGGGATGTCATCCTCGCGTGCACGGGCGGGAAGGTGGATGTCAACGCCGTCCCGCTAGTTGACATGGAGTACCTGTTCCTGCAACTTCGCAGCCGGTCGGTCGGCGAGACGACCAAGCCGATGGTCAAGTGCGAGAAGTGTGAGAAGGGCAACGAGGTCACGATCAACCTCAAGGAAATCCAACCGACCAAGAACCCCGCCCACACCCTGACCGTGGATCTGGTCGGCAACATCAAGGTTCAGATGAGATACCCGACCCTCAAGTCGGCAGCCAGCCTTCCGGAGGGAGACAACGACATCATCAAGACCTTCCTCCTGCTCGGCAAGTGCATAGACAAGGTGTTCGTCGGTGACACCGTGTATGTCGCCGACGAGATCGGGGAGAAAGAGGTCAACGACTTCTTGGATCAGTTGACGCAAGAGCAGTTCGCGAAACTCTCGTCTTTCTTTGAGACGATGCCCAAGATTGAGAAGAAGGTGTCCTTCAAATGCAGTTGTGGTCATGAAAACAACATCACCATGAGGGGGATCGCCTCTTTTTTCTGATAGCCTCCTCCCACGACAGCCTCATCAACATGCTGTCCGTGAACTTCGCCATGATGCAGAACTTCCAGTACACGCTGGTTGATCTGGAAAGCATGATGCCGTGGGAAAGGAGGATCTACATTGACCTGCTCATGGAGCACCTGAAGGAGGAGAAGGAACGGATGGAGCAGCAGAAGCAAGAGATGAGCATGAGGAGATAAGAAGCAATCATGGCAGAGAGCACCAACAATCCGGTCGGATCTGGTTCAAACCCGTCGGGCGTTCCACAAGGCAATGATGCCGGTGCGAAGGCACGGGATGTTGCTGTGACACCGCCTGCTTCAATTCCCGCTCCTGAAGTTTTCAGCGTTCCCAAAGCGATTGATCAAATGACCAAGATAGCCAACGGCTATGAAAAGTTGTTTGAAGATTTCAGGAAGAGTCAAACCGAGAGGACTGCCGCAGAAAAAGCCCACTCCGCATCAATACAAAAGAAGGCCAGAGCAGAGGCTTGGTATGCCGACCAGTTGAAAAAGGCTGGCGATGCCGGATTGTCTCAAGACGATATCCTCGCCCATGCGGCGGCGATGAAAAAACTTGACGAGAGGGTCAAGAGAACGGAATCGGATCTCAAACAAGCCGGTTCCGCCATGGAAAAACTTGAAGGTGAGTTGAGTTCCTCTGAGAAGGAATTCAAAAAACTCCACAAGTCGGTGACCGATGCTGGTGATACATTTGACGATTACTACGGAGAGAGGTTTGAGATTGCCTCTCTTGTGATGACCGAAGCCATGGATAAAACGGCCAAGTATGGTGAAGACACAGCCGTAAACCTCAGAGGTTTGGCTTTGGCGACAGCACAACAGAATGAGAAGATGAAAGAACTAGAAGCCGTTGAGCAGCAGATGATCGCTGTCAAGGAAGACTTGGCCAATGAGGAGTTGGCTGGTGTTCGTGCCGTGACGCAAGAAGAACTTGATTTGCTACAGGCCAGAAGCGATGCTCTCAAAAAGTCCTCCGGCATTTCCGATAAGCAACTTGCCGAGATTCGCTTGAAGTTGGATAGAGAATCCTCCAACAAGAAAGCGGCGGAAGAGAGGAAAAAAAGAGAAGAGGAATTCCAAGACCGGAAGCGAATAGCCCGTGAACTTGCCAAAGAACAGGCAAAAATCGCAAAGGAAGGTGAGTCCGAGAGGTCTTTTGAAGCCTTGAAGCAACTCGGCATAACCCATGCCGCTACCATCAAGGCGGCTGCGGACGAGGTGGCTGCACGCAAAATGGCCCTGTGGCGATTGAGTGAAGAGGGTGCAGCGAAACTCCGCAATGCCAAGACCGAAGAGGAAAGAGAAAAAATCCTCTCCGAAAAGCGACTTGAGATCATGAGCAAGAATGAGGAGGAGATCACCAAGGTCGCCCTCAAGAAGCACGATGAGATGGTGGAAGAAGAGAAACGGAAGAAGATAGAAGCCATCGCGAGCAAGGAGGGCGTGTCCATCACCACGGCCACCAAAATGGCATCCACAGACAAGGACTTCCAGAATTTCTCCTATGAGCAAAGCAGAACGAGGCAAGATCTGGTCAGTTCCCTCAAGAAATCGTATGAGGGTGACGAGGAGACTCGCAAGGAAACTTTCAAGCACTACGATCGGGTTAAAGAGTCCCAAGTCAAGGCATTAGAGGATGCCCAAGAAGCGAGGTACACCAGACCCGTCTGGGTCAGCAGTCTGGAAAGCGTATTGGGAACCGGCTTCGGTGATGTGGTCACCAAACTTGTTGACCTCAAGAAGACCAGCGGAGGGTGGCTCAAGTTCTTGCTGATTGGAATCGCCTTCATCGTGGGCGGCATCGTCGCCTACTTTGTCAGTTACTTCAAGATGGTAGTCGGCATCCTGAGCAAGATCCCGAAGGTCGGGGATTTGATCGCATCCA